CTGCTCAGAAAATCAATATGAGAGACCTTATCCCAACTGCTGTAAGCCCAACTGGTCTTTATGTAACTTATCGTGAAACAGGAACTGAAGGCTCTATTGGAGTCCAAACTGAAGGAAGTGCTAAGTCTCAAATTGACTATGACCTTACTGAAGTAAAAGTAGTATCTGACTACATTGCTGGATTTGCTCGTTTCTCTAAGCAAATGATGTTCCAACTTCCTTTCTTACAGAACACTTTGCAGCGTATGTTGCTCCGTGACTTCTACAAGAAAGAGAATAGTACATTCTTCTCTGCTGTTTCTGCTGCTGCAACAGGTTCTACTACTACTTCTGCATCTGTAGATGCTGAACAGTTAGTTGACTGGATTGCAAACCAATTGGATGCTAACTTTGAGGCTTCTTTTGCCTTAGTAAGCTATGCACAATGGGCTGACTTGTTAAAGACTAAACCTACAGACTACTCTGTACCTGGTGGATTTGTAATTGATGCTAATGGTAATGTTCGTATCGCAGGTGTACCTGTAATCGGTGCTTCTTGGGTTACTAATGACAAAGCCTTGATCATTGATGCTAACTACCTTGAGCGTGTAGAGACTGAAGGATTGCGTGTTGAGTTCTCTTATGAGGATAGCGACAACTTCCAAAAGAACTTGGTAACTGCTCGTGTTGAGTGTTTTGAGGACATCAACATTATGAGAACAGATGCCATTATCTATGGATCATTCTAATTGCTGTGGTTGATGTGGTGATAGGGGTCGGGTTTCGGCCCACCCCTTTTTTTAAATAAATCTTATGTTGTATAACTTACTGATAGATTGGGAGGACCAGACTGAGGATTCAGGCATAACTGAGCCATTAACTGTTGAAGAGGTTAAGAACTATCTAAGATTAGAGGGTTTTATTGATGATTCAGAGTCAATTAGCTCTGAGTTTGATGATGATGATGTAATCATTGAAAACCTAATCACTTCAGCAAGGGAAAGATTGGAGGAGTACACAGGTTTGAGTTTTATCCCTAAAACTTGGGAGATAGAACTTACTAACTTAAATGGTGGCTTTGATATTCCCTTTGGTCCGGTTAATAGTATTATCTATTTAAAGGATGATGAGGGTGACTCAATCAGCACAGATGACTTTGAAATATCTTTTAATGGTAGAATCCTTAAGGACCCTAAGCTGGCTAATATGACTATGAAGTATGAGGCTGGATATACAATCTTACCTAAAGGTCTAAAAGATGCTATGTACAAAGAGGTGGCTTATCGTTACATTAACAGAGGTGATGAGAATGTAGATGGTTTAAGTAAAGAGGCTATGGTATTAGCTGCTAAGTACAAGACTGCAAATTGGTTAGGATGATAGGCACTACAAAACCCATAAAGTTGTTAAAGTACACCACTACAATAGATGCTAATGGTGATGCAACTGAGTCTGTAAGCACTACCTACAAAATGTGGGCAGAGGTTACTGATGATGGGGGTGGTAGATCACAAGCTGATGGCAAGACTAACTTAGGAGACAGTAAGGTTTTTAAGATAAACTTTAGAAACTACAATATCACTCCTGAATATAAGATTGAATACTTTGGGCAGACTTATGCTATAAGCAATGCGAAAAGAGTAGATGAACAAAGGTTTAATTGGGAAATATCAGCCTTTTCAATATTTGAACTTGATTAAAGCAAATGTCATAGGTTTAGAGCAACTGCAAGCCAAAATACAAAAGGCTACTAAAGAGACACAAACTTTAGTGGATGCTGAGTTAGAAGCTGCTGCTATGAACTTTGTGGGATTGGCTAAGAAAGATTTGGCAAGTCAGGGAGGAGACAGAGGTACTTTATTAAGGTCCATATCTTATAGTAAGACTAAAGACCTACAATATACAGTTAGTGCCAATGTTTTTTATGCTCCTTTTATAGAGTTTGGAACAAAGGGAAAGTTTAACCCATATCCAGGCACAGAGGAGTTTGCAAGTCAATACAAAGGTGCTAAAGGAAGTGGAACATTAAGATTGATAGATGCTATTAAAGGATGGGTAAAGAGGAAAAGGATAGCAACAGGCAAGGAAGTAGATAGGGTTGCTTTTTTAATTGCAAGAAGTATTTATAAGAATGGAATAAGTCCTAAACCATTCTTTTTTAAACAAATCACACCGGTTAGGAATAACTTGGTGCAAAATGTAACAAGGGTATTAGATGGCATATAAAAATGCACTATATCAAATAAAGACAGAGTGGTATCAAACCTTAAATGGTGAGTTATCAGTAAATGTCTATAAGGATGCAGTCCCTGTTACAGAAACAGGCAACTTTGTCTTAATAAGAGCTGAAGGCTCTACAGACAATGAATTAAATAATTCGGCATTTTTTAGGTCTGCTATATTAGTTGTAGAGATTTTTACTCAATTTCCTACAATTGCAAATAGTAAGACTGCATATGATATTGCCCAAGAGATAGATGACTTAATTATGCTAAGTCCTAACTCTTATGGCATAACCTTAACAGACTTTCAAATCACTCAGTTAACAATACAATCTGAGACAGAATTGTATGAAGATGATGGTGCTGTAAAGGTTTTTAGGGTTATAAAGAGATATGAACACATTATAAATCAAAATTAAATACAAACAAAATGGCAGATGCTACAACAATCTCAGGAAGTGTGATGTTCATTGAATATTCTGACACTCCGAGTGGTGCAAAAAAGTCGGCTGTTTGCCAAAGTGAGGGATCATTTGATGGCAGCCGCAATGTGGTTAGTGATGAAACTAACTGTGGAACTTTAAAGACATTAGGACCTCAAAACAACAGATTAACATTAAATGCAGTTGTTGACACCGTTCCTGATGCTGATGAGGCTTCTTACAATGATTTCCAAACTTTGTATGCTAACAACACACAAAAGTATTGGCATTTAACTGATTCAGCAGAGACTATCTATCACGGTGGATATGGCTGGATTAGTGCATTAGGTCAGCAGAACACAAGCGGTCAGACTGCTAAGTTTACTATGACCATTGAAATTGAAGGAGACATTGATACTGAACCTACAAGCTAATCACTATGAAAACAATCACACACAGCATAGGCGGTCAGGACAGAATATTGGATGTAGGAAAGATGTGGTTTTCCAAATACTATGGGGAAGCCACTTCTTCCGATCCATTACTAATGTCTGAGCTGCTTAGTAAACCAAACAAGCAATTTGATTTTATTTGCGGTCTTGTCTATGGTGGTATTAACTGCCATAACAAAGTAACCAAAAACCCTGAGTTTGTAACTATAGAACAAGTGCAAGATTGGGTAGGTACTATGGATGAAACAGAGGCAGCAGAGTTAATCAATAAGTTTGTAGAAGTTAACAAACCGAAAGAGCAGGGGGAAAAGTAAGCCCAGGCAAAAGCCTGACCTGGGATGAGATGAGGTCGGAAGCATTTGGACAAATAGGCCTACTTCCGCATCAGTTTTATGACTTAGAGGTAGATGAGTACATACTCTTAAGAAAAGGTTATATTGAGAAGGTAAAGACTGACTCAATACTGTTAAGGTTTCAGACTGCACTCATTTGTGAGGCATTTATAGGTAAGGGTAATGGGGCAAGGTTTGTGATGGATAGTTGGCAGCTTGAAGATAAAGCAGAACTAAGCCAAGAGCAGATTAGGACCTTGTTAAAAGCTAAGAGGGAAAAGGAAGCACTTAAAAGAATAAAGAATGGCTGAAGGCTTACAGATACAAATAGGGGCGAATGTCAGTAGTGCTGTCCAGGGCCTTAATCAAGTACAGGCAGAACTTAATCAGACTGAAAAAGACTTAATAGGGTTAGGTAATTCGGTAGATAAGGCAGCAGCTAAGATTAGGACTTTACCTACAGCTACCGGACAAGCAACCTCTACACTTACAAATTTTAGTAGAGTTGTCCAAGATGCTCCATTTGGTCTTATTGGTATAGCCAACAACATTGATCCATTAGTCAGTTCATTCAATCAATTAAAAGCAACTACAGGCTCCACAGGTGGGGCATTTAAGGCTTTGATTGGTCAGTTGGCTGGTCCTGCTGGTATAGCCTTAGCAATCTCTACAACTACATCACTCCTAATTGCTTTTGGGGATAGACTATTTAGTTCAGGTTCTGCTGCCAAGGAATTAGCAGAGCAGAGTAAGAAGGTAGCAGAAGCACAAGAGGCTATAGTACAAAACTTAGGACAAGAAAGGGCTGAGATTGATAAGTTGATTATTCTCTTAAAATCAGAGAATACAACAAGGGGGCAAAAGGAGACAATCCTTAATAAACTAAAACAAATCAATCCTCAATATTTTGGGGATTTAAAGAATGAGGCTGGATTAGTTGATAATCTAACAGCAGCATATAAAAGATACACAGCAAGTCTTGTAGCAAGGTCTGAGGTAGCAGCTCTGACAAAAGAGTTAGAGGCAATCAGCACAGAGATACTTAAATTAGAGAAAGCTGGTGCAACTACAGAGGTAATTGATTTAGGATTGCAGAGAGGTTTAGATGGTCGCTTACAGACTACTAAACTGCTTACTAAAGAACAACAAGCACAAGTCACACTAAATACACAATTATCAGCACAATTAAGAGAAAGAGATAGGATCTTAAATCAAATAGCTGGTAAAGAGGGTGCATTAGTAGATGACATTAAGATACAAGTAAAAGAGGCTAAAGTAGAGCCACAAAAGGTTAAATTAACCTTACCAACAATCTCTACCATAGGTGGTGAAGAGTTAGAGATACCTCCTATAGAACAAGAGGTGGTAGTTCCTTTAAAGAATGTGCAATTTGACTTTTATGATATAGATAAGAGCAAGCAATTAGCACAAATAAAAGCACAGTTTGAGTCTTTAGGGTTACAGATACCACCAATCAACTTACAGGCAATTATTCAAAACCCTGATATTCTTAATCAATTAAATGAGCAATTAGATGCAGCTTTTCAAAAGTTCAATCAAGTGTCATCACTTGTTGGAGGTACTTTTGCTCCTGCCTTTGATAGTTTATTTAGTTCAATAGAAAAGGGTGGGGATGCAATTGGTGGTTTTTTTGATGGACTCGCACAAGGCATACAACAATTAGTTCAAGCCTTAATACAAACAGCCGCAATAGCTGGATTAGTGTCCTTAATTACAGGAACACCTTTTAGTACAAGTTTTAAACTTTTATCAGGTATTACTTTGCCTGGAAGGGCTTTAGGAGGTCCGGTTAGTGGGGGAACACCTTACTTAGTAGGTGAGAGAGGTCCTGAGTTGTTTGTGCCACAAGTTAGTGGTGGAATTGTACCTAATAACTCAGTAGGATCATTTATGAGTGGCAGAATGGGTGATAGTGGCAGAGGTACAACACTCAGAGGGCAAGACATTATTTTGGCATATGCCAGAACACAAAGAAGTCAATTAAGAGTTAATGGCTAATTACTACAAGGGAAGTTTTGTCAATACTCAGGTTGATTA